CTTACGAAGCGATTTTTAAAATCCTTAATCGTCGTAGCGGTAGCTTGCTTACTCGTATCGACATTCTTGACATTGTTAACTGGTTGGGTACTATCCTCTCTTCTCGCCGTTCAGCTGAAATTGCTCTATTCGAGTATGGAGAAGATGAGTGGGCTGAGTTCGCAGTTGCGAAGAATGAATGGTGGGTAAACAATCCACAACGAGCACAATCTAACAACAGCTTGCTGTTCAATCATCGTCCTTCTAAGGATGAAATTGCTCATGTAATTAAGCTGATGGTTGCTGCTGGTGGTAGTGAGCCTGGCTTTATTAACGGTGTAGCAGCTCGTAAACGTGCTCCTTGGTTCAAGGGTGTTAATCCTTGTGCTGAGATTCTTTTGGGTAATAAATCATTCTGTAATTTGACGGAGGTTGACCTTGCAAAGTTCCAAGGCGATTCAGCAGGCTTACGACGAGCAACTGAGCTTGCAGCACGGGCCAATTACCGACAGACTTGTGTTGATCTTCGTGACGGAATTCTGCAAGAAGCATGGCATCTCAATAACGAGTTCCTTCGGTTATGTGGAGTGGGCATTACTGGAATCGTTCGACGACCCGATCTGTCTGCATATGACTACGCAGAACTCCAACGAACAGCTGTTGCAGGAGCTTACTCAATGGCTGACCAACTTGGGCTTCCACGTCCTAAGAACGTCACAACAATCAAACCATCAGGTACACTCTCTAAAGTTATGGATACAACCGAAGGGGTTCATAAGCCTCTAGGTAAGTACATCTTTAACAATGTAACGTATGGTAAGTTCGATCCTTTGGTTCCTCTGTGTCGTGCAGCTGGATACAAAGTGGTTGATCATCCTATTGACCCAAGTGCTGTATTGATTACGTTCCCAGTTAAATGGGATGACGTACCATTCGATAAGTTTGAGAAAGACGGTATCGTAATGGAAGTTAATACTGAGAGTGCTGTGTCACAACTCGAACGATACAAAATGTTGATGCAAAACTGGTGTCAACAAAACGTATCGGCAACTATTAGCTATTCTCCAGAGGAAGCAGATGCAATTGTGGAATGGTTACATGATAATTGGGATAATTATGTTGGAGTATCTTTCTTATTTCGGGCAGACCCCACAAAGTCTGCAAAAGATTTGGGATATTCCTACCTACCCCAAGCAGTCGTAACAAAAGAAGAATATGACGCATACGTAGCTAATCTACAACCGATTGACTTGAATGCGTCTAACGATATTGATGCTGATTTGGAAGATGACTGTGAAACAGGTCACTGTCCAATCCGCTAAGGAATTATATGGAAGATATTACAGTATATACCCAACCTAACTGCCCTGGCTGTATCACAGCTAAGGCAACTCTTCGTCAACAAGGTAAGCTATTTACAGAGATTGAAATTGGTAAAGATATTTCAGCCGCTGAGTTTAAAGAGCTTCACCCAGGTGTACGAACTGTCCCATTTATCTATATTAAAACAAGTTAAATAGGCAATAAAAAAGCCCGTAGGGATTTCTCCTTACGGGCTTAATTTTTATCGTTCGTACTCAAGAATGATCTGTTTACACAAATCACTACGAACAATATCTGAGGGATAGAACTCTACCACCTCAATACTAGGAATGTATTGTAGTCGTTGAATAGTAGACATAAGACCTGAATCAGGAATATCTACTTGGCGACTATCTCCTGAAAAGATAACCTTACTGTTATGACCTATACGGGTAAGCAGTAATTTAAACTCTTTCTCAGTCATGTTCTGGCATTCATCAACCAGCACAATAGCATCATCAAACGTAGCTCCTCGCATGAAGCCAAGAGGACGTGGATCAATCTGACCACGTTTCTTAAACAACTCATACAAGGACTTACCAAACGCTCGGATAAAGACACCTTCAAAAGGCTCTAGATACGGTGCGTATTTCTCTTCCAACTCTCCTGGTAAGAAACCAAGACTACGACTAGCTTCAACGTTAGGTCGTGTCACAATAATCTTACTTGTCTCTCGGTAGTAAAGCTTCTCCGCTGCGTATGAAGCTGCTACATAGGTTTTCCCTGTGCCAGCACTACCAATTCCAAAAACAACATCGCTTCTCTCGATTGCCTCAAGATAGATTTGCTGAGCCATATTCTTCGGTTGGATACTATCGAATCCACGAATAGGTTCTACATTACTCTCTTGTACATTTCTCTTACGTGCTGATTTTGTGCTTGCCATAATTTATTTCCGTTTCTTAACAGATGAGTTAACTTTACCTTTGACAGCAGAGTTATTATGTTTGTTGTATTTATAGTCTGAAGGTTTACCTCCTGACTTTTTAGCTGCTCGGTCTTTAGCACGTTGAGCAGGTGTCATATTACCACGTTTAACACCTTTAGCTGTAGCTTCAGTGGTTCCTTTTTTCAAGTTACCAGATTGCTGAAGCTTAGCAGTAGCAACTGCGTATGCTTTATCTTTAGGCATACCATTTGCTGTAAGCTGTTTAACTAACCGATCAAGAATTTTCGGCATTATTTCTTTTTCCGTTTGTCGTATTGGTTCATTGCACGATTCTTAGATTTAGGCATAGCACTAAGATTCTTTGCACTCTTGTCGGATGTTCTGTGATTACGATGATCTACGTCTTTACCGTCTCCTTTACGAACAGCACCTTTACGCTCCATAATAGCACGTGCATGATTACGCTCAGCTCGTCTCTTCTTTTGCTCTGGGCTGGAATTATATGCTCGCTGACGAACACTGTCAGCCTTAGCACCCTTTTTATATTCACCTTTTTTAGCCATTATCTTCCTTGCTTTGTAGATGCACTATGCTCTTTAGCAACCTTTGTTGCTTGTTGTAAAAGAATACGGAACTCAGTAGCAATAGAAGAATCAATATGTTCTGGAGCTTCTCCATATCTATATTGACCTTTACGTGTTGAGTTACCCATACCAAAAGCCACTAATTCAGCATCTGTTGATCTATAGTTAGAGTTTTCACCCCTCCACTCCTTATCAATAGCATTAGCTAATACCTTAGCAAATGTTTGATAATAGTTTTCTTTACCTCGTTGTTTATATTTTAACGACTTATCGAAACTATCTAAGAATTGTTTTTCAGATTCCGACAGATCTTTCTTTTTCTCTAACTGAGTAGCAAGTCTTCCAATCTGACGATCAGCAGCGTGTGTCAGTTCATGTACAAGAGTACCTGTTGAGAAATCTCCACCTTTATTGTCATCTTGTAATGAATCATTACCGACAGTTATTACACCTCGGTCAGAAACCGTACTTTTAAATAAAAGACTAGGTGTCCTAAATTCTCCAGTGCCTGATAAATAACCTACCCTAATATCAGGAACTGCACGACGTTCAGATAGGAAATCAATTAGTTCAGTATATTCTGGAACTTTACTGGCTTCTTTCAGAACACTGGTACGTGCTCGTTCTCCGCTTGTGGGATTTGTCGGTGTACCAAAACTAGGGTATAGTTCTTTTTGAACTTTATCATTCCCTACAATCTTAGTCAAATAATCCCTTGTCTCTTTTGGCAAGCGTGTCTCCCAGTTCGTACCTGATCTACGTGCTTGATTAATAATTTTGTCCACATTACCTGGGCCATAATTATACGCCGCTAGAGCTTTACGAATATCTCCTTTGTACTTCTGGTTCATAGCAACCATATAGTCAAAACCAAATCTACGATATTCATCCTCAGTTTCAGACTGTAATGGTTTCACTCCATAACCAGGAGTGTCACCAGTCTTAGGCATCACCTGAGACACACCAGCAGCTCCCTTGTTAGAACGAATAAGATTACCATCTGGGCCATAATGACGTAGCTGGCTTTCTGCTTTCAATTGTGTCTCGTAATAACTACGAACAGCTGAAGCATACTTATTATCTTTCTCAGGAGCGAAATAAGCCCCCTTAGGAGCCTCTTTAACGGGGCTAGAAGGGGCTGTTTCTGGTTGCTTAGGGGGTTGACCAGTGATTAACTTTTTAATCTCATCAAAGGCCATTTCCCAAGGCTTCTTAGAAGGTGTCTCAGGAGCCGCTGAGGGATCCGAAGGAGTTACTACAGAAGCTTTGGCTGTGTCAACTGCTTTACCAGCAGCTTGCATCAGTTTATCAAAGCTCATGTTCCAAGGGCCATTATCAGTTTGCGGCTGTTGCTCGCCAGTTGGCTTTATCTCGGTAGTCAAATGCTACTCCTTTACCTACGTATTCTTGACCGTTAACAACGTCACCTGATTTGAATGGGAAAGCAAAAGGCATATAAGCTTGTTTATTAGCTTCCCAATGCTTAGCGTAATCTGTAGTACCTTCCAAGTGTGCACCAAGACGAACCAACTCGTTAACAGCCTTTTGAGCTTTGTTCAACGAATCCACTGTAGCTTTAGCATTTCGCAAAGCAACAGGATCATTAGGCACATTCTTCAAGTCAAACACAATACCCGAACCACTGAACTTAACGTCCAAGCTCTCAGGTTTAATTGCTTCAACAGTAACAGACTCACCACCCATAGACTGTTTAAGTACACCAGCAGCAGGAAGTGCAGCAGGGGTGCTAAATGCGTCTTGGATTTGTTGTTGTACACCTTTAACAACCACTTGCTCGTAATTCAACTTGAACGAACGTGTAGCGTTATTTAATACTTGAGGATCAACTTGGTTCTTAGAAGCCCAAGCGCCGTACTCAGGAGAAGCGAAGAAACGAACAGACTCTTGAACAGACTTAGCATCACCAGATGTAGTTTTGTTACCAACTTGACGTAACGATTCAGTTACACCACGATTGATTTCCAACTGATACTGTGTGTTACCTTCGTTACGATTAGCATCAGACAAACCGCCTTTAAGTGCTTTATAAACACCAGCTTCAGTTTGTTGATCACCAACGAAGTTAGGAACGTTCTGATCACCAGAGATCATCTTAGTAACAGCAGTGGTTACGTTAGCAGATGTACCAAGAGTTGCTTGCAATGCCATTGGACTGCCTTTAAACAGTTCAGCAGCAGCAACAGAGCGTTGCAATACAGGATCACGCTGAAGAGAGCCAAGAGCTTGTGTCTTAACGATTGTGTCAATCTGACCTTGCAAGTTAGCAGCATCAGCTTTAGGATCAAGCAAGGCTTCAGAAGCTTTCTGCAAGTCACCAAACAAACGAGAGTAGGTAGCACCCAGTTCAGGATTCTTACCACCAGCAGCTGTAATAGCTGCATTGATTCGGGTATAGTGCATTGCCAAGTCCATACGGGCTTGATCGAATGTCTTCTTACCAGAAGCAACTTGTGCTTTCAAATCAAGAGCAATAGAGCGAGAAGCTTCAAGGTTAGAACCAGCTAAGTCGTTAATCAAGATAATGCTTTGCTCTTTCATTTGAGCATCACGCATCTCTTTGTCCCAAGAACCTTGGGCACGAGATTCAGCATTAACCTTAAACTGACGTTCCATCTCCTTTTGCATACGCACAGAAGAAGAATGAGCACGTAACAGAGAATCTTCTGCTTCCTTACTCATACCAGCGTAGAACTCAATACCATCAGCTTGAGCAGCAAGCTTAGCAGATTTACGAATCTCAGCATCAGTCTTAACAGCTTCTTCAGCGATACCAATCTGTGTACCGCTAGAGAAGTTAGCACGTGCTTTATTAATCGCTTCTCCGTACTGAGAAAAACCAGTGAGGTATTTACCAGTAATAGAGCGTGAACGAGCAGCACCCTCGGCTGTGGTCATTGTGCCATTCTCAATAGCATTATTAACAGCACCAATCTCACTTGAATACTGTTGAACCACCATCTGCTCTTGTTCACGAGCTTTAGCTTGGAACAGATTAGAAATACCCTGAGCAATTGCTGGAGCAGCGCCAGCAACCATAGGAAGCATACTTGTATTAACTGCCTGTTCTTGAACAGGAGCTAGAGGAGCACTCCCTGCCCCTTGCGGGGCGGAGAGCTGAGTTGCTTGAGTACCAAACTCAGCCATATATTATTCGCCTTTCTTCGTTGCTTTTTCCACGTCATCAACGCGTTGCAACATCATTTGTTTCTGTTCTTCGCTTACTGGCATCATACGGATGTTGTCACGAAGCGAGCTACCTTCTGGAATACCAGCTGCCTTCATCATTTGATAAATGAGCTGTTGTTCTTTATTCTGGAAGAGGTTCTTAGTCATCCACTCGCTAGCGATACGCTGAGCTTCTGGATTGTTTTCGTACTTCTTCAGAACGATAGAAGATACCTTAGTGATATACTCTATATCAGTATTGCCTTTCGACAGTTCACGCTGATAATAACGTGAAATTTCATCCATGACTTGTTCAACTTCTTGTTTGAAGTCTTTAGTCTTGGTAGATGCTGCTTTCATAGCCTGATACATATCTCGTTGGTTAGCAGATGGGAAACCCAAAGCCAACATATAAGCTTCAAACGGATGAGCCTTAGCGTCAATTACGTTACCGTACTTGTCGTAAATCTTACCTGTCTCTAAAGCCAAATGAGCTTTAACTGCGTTATTCCAACCAGAGGAAATACTGAGTACGTCGTTGATAACAGACAAAGCTTCTTGTGGATCTTTGTAATCGTCTTTAACGACACCAAAGAAACGACCAACAGAACCAATAGCTGTTTGAACACGGCTTCCTTCTTTCATAAACAATGCACCAGCAGGGCTATTGGTAATAACACCAAATGCACCTTCAGTCATCATTGCTTTGAAGAACTGTGCCCATCCTTGCATATCGTAAGGAGCCAAGCTAGAGAAGTCAATATTAATATCATCTGTCTTGAAATACTTACGAAGAGCTTCGTTATACAACAAACTCTCTAATCCGTGTACCACTTGTTCACGCAGCTTAGGATTATCAGGGAGAATATCTCCACCTAACATCTCACTAACAAGCATAGAGCCTGGAACACCCCACATAACTGTATCAGCAACAATCATACGAGCACGTGTAGCACCGTCCAAACGACGATTAGTAGCTTGCAAGAAAGCCTTATGAGGCACTTGCATAAACTGCAAAACAATCGAAGGAGCTGTCTGATTATATGGCATATCACCTGCGTGATTCATATCATAGCTCAAAGCACGTACTTCGGAGTGCATTTGATCTTTAACAGTCACATCAGCAACATTACGCCCTTCTCGTTTGTATTTCTCAAACACAGCAGCAGCGTGTCCTAATGTGTTAGCATATTCGCCCATATCAAAACCGATACGACGAAGAGCGTTAGGAACAGAAGCCAGAGCTTTAGTAAACTTATTACTGTTATCAGCAGCTTCTAACAATGTACCACGAACCAAGTTCTGCTTATCAACAGCTGCCATTAAGCCAGAGTTATCAACAAACTTAGCAAACTCTTTAATATCGTTAGATGCGTTATCAAGCATACCTGCCTTGTAAGCAGTGTATTGAGAGAAGTATTTAATAACATCCCCGTTGATCCAACCTTGTGGGTTATAAGACCATGTACGAATAACTTGATGAGTTTGAACAATCCATTGACGCAACGGGTTAGTGGCAATATAAGCCATAAACACACTACCCTTACCTAAACTAGAAACACTTGTTTCAGAGGCAAGTAAAGCAGCACGTTCAGCTTTAGAATATCCACGTGCACCAAACATATCAGCCAACGCATGAAGAGTTGCTTTGAATGTTTGATCCATTCCGTTAATATATCCGTTTTCCAGATAACGCAAATACTCATAAGTAGTACGAGCATCGGCAATAGCTGAAGAAACATTCTCACCTTTAGCACCAATCTCACCCACTTCACGTGGGAATCTAACACCACCCATCCCATCTGACGGCAGGTATTTCTGATACTGATTGAGGAAGCGAGCTTTAGCAGCTTCTAACATCGGACGAGAAACTGTACGTCCAGCAACACTCTTGGCTGCATGGATTGCAGAATCTACAGGGCCAACGACATAACTACCTTCACCCAACAAATTCAAACCAGTGGCATCTTCAAGAAGCTTACCACGATGACGTTGAGCAACACGACCAGAGGCTGAGTTAATATCAAACCAGTCGTCTGTGCTTGTACGCATAGCACGATCATCAGCACGTGTCACGTAAGACTTATCAGGATTCTGTGCTCGCATACGAGCTGCGAATGCTTCAGCTTCCTTGGTGTCACCTGCAACAGCAACAGCACGACGTAAACCGTTAGCATCAATTTCGTCAACAAAGCGAGGAGCCTTATACTGAACTTGATAATAACCTTCAATACGATTCAGTGCTTGATCTGTATCGTTGAGCTTACGCAAGTATTCATCACCGTTGTTACGAACCATGATGTACTCAACTGTGTCTTCACCGAACTGTGTAGGACGACGCAGACGTGCAACATAACCACCATTCTCGTACAAGTCTTTAAGAGCCTGTCCTGATGGATTCAATACCATGTCAGTTGTAGGATCGTAAAGCTTATTAACACCTTGGTAGCTACCTAATGGACGAGCAAACACATCAGCATTTGCAGATACCAGCTTTTGATAACCTTGAGAGTTCAATGTACGAACCAAGTCAAGATTCTCTAAGTAGTAGTGACCATCCCAGAAATCACGCCAAGACTTAACAGAGTCAATCTCTGCTTTAGTAAATCCACGTGCCATAAGATCAGCTTGATCAAATGGGAGACGCTTAGCGTTAGCTTCACGGATGTAGTTATCAACACGTACTTGTTGTGCTTTATCTAATGCTGTGTACTTGTCAGAGAACTGGCTAGCAATTTCAAGCATAAGCTTTTCAAATGCAGCAGCTTTGTCAGAAGCAACAGTAGCAGCACCAGTGTAGATTGGATGCAACATAGAAGCAGCATCAAACAACCAACGAGAAGCAGAACCTTTAGAGTTACTTACCAGCGGTAAACGATCCAACCAGTTACGCTTAACATCAAAGATTTCCCAGTTAGTTACGTCTGTAGGATCAAGCTCTTGACTTGTCTCTACGCGTACCAGATAGTTATCTTCAACACCTTTAACATCTTCCAGCTTAACTGGAACGTGATCAAGACCTTCTTTACGCAAAACAGTAATCTGCTCTGGCATAATACCTTGATGACGTAGAGCATACATAGCTTGCTCAACAGCTTGTTCTGCGTTAAGGAATGAACCCTCAGGTGTTCCGTACACAGCAGCAATCTTATATTGGTTGCCATCAAGACGGAAAGAACTCATGTTCTCCATCATTTGCAAACCAGAAGCAGCTTTAAACTCGTTAACCTTATTAGCTGTAGCAGCAGCCTTCTCAGCTTCTGTATATTCCAAAGCACCAGATGTATGTGCAGCAGCAATAATCTCTTCTGGAATATCCATTGAGTTACGCACACCACGCTGAATATCAACAGGCTTAGTAGACACTTTACCTGACTCAGTTACAATCTGTGGGAACACATCACCTGCAATAGCACTGATCTTGTCAGTACCATATACAGCTTCAGATACAGCACCATCACCAGTGAAGGTAGCTTGGAACAAAGCACGAGCCTTATCAGGATTCGTATTCTGAGCCATGATAGCTGGACTTGCTGGATTAGATGTAGACACTACACCCTTCATCTCGATACGACGAACCAAGTCTGCAATAGGAGTCAAAGAACCTGGAGCGTCTACACGATTAGCCTGAAGCTGTGCAATCTCTTTCTCAATAGCAGCAATACGTTGCTCAGCTGTTGAGGCTTTACGATTGGCTTCAATCTGTTGTTCGATACGTTGGGCTTGTGCATTAAGCTCTGCGTTAATATCTTGGATACGACGCTCTGCTTCAGACATAGCGTTCTTAAAGCTAAGTTTCTCTGTCTTCTGCAAATCCTTAGCCAATGCCTTAGCATCAGTCTCAGGAACCATCTTAGAACGTACATCTGTCAACTGTTGTGTCAGATTACGTACTTCACCTTTATCAAGCTTATTACCAGCAGTACCAAGCAAATCTGATTTCTCAGACTCAAGCTTACTAATCATTCGATCTTGTTGACCAGCAACATTACCTTGCAACTCATCAAATGTACGAGGGCGTAAAGTGCCTTCATAGGCTTTATTTACATTCGTAGTACCTTCAGCTGTCTCAACGATTTTCTCAGCCTTGCCAGCCTTTTTAACGCCTTTAGCGAGGAAACCTACACCAACCACATCTAACAAACCAGACAGGTTATCCACCCACTGATCAAATGTAGTGTACTGACCGTTGACAATATCGTTAGCCAATGTCATCTGGTTGATCTGGTTCTCACTAGAGAAGATCAAACCACTCTTTGCACTGATAGAATCAAGCAACGATTTAGTCATTGCAATACGCTCATCAGCAGGTACAGACTTCAACTTATCACGCATATCTGCGATTGAAGAGCCTGGCAGAGCAAACTGCTTAATTACATCCCAAGTAGATGCGTTCTCAGGCAGTTGAGTTGAACCAACCTTACCAGCAACGATGTTAGTGCCGAATGGAGCAAACCAAGTAGCAGCTGTATCAGCTACAGACGTTGGGTCTTTCCATGTACGACGATCGACATAGCTGTTAACCAAGCCTTGTTCCAATGCAATTGCATCGTTAACTTGATTAAGAATATCTGCTACCTTCAAACGAGACTTCTCAGCTTCAGGTGTTTCACCTTTACTAGCTGCTGTCAAGTTACTGGTCATCAACACAGTAGCAGGTTCTGTTTTTGTTTTGTTAAAGCTTTTAACGACAGCTTGCTTCTGCTCGAATGATACAGTAGGATCTGCAAGAATGTTCATTACAGTCTGTGTATCACCAGCTGTGGCACGTGTAATAGCACGTTCTTGAATACTCTTGGTGATTTGATCACCACCAGCTTCACCCTCAGCCACCATCATTTGGAAGTTCTCAACAGATTGTTCTGGTTGATCAGACAACAACGATGTAACAGCTGCACGGTTACGAATAGCTGATGTGGGGAGCTTTAGTCCTTGAGCAGGATTGTCCTGAAAAATTGCTAATTCATTTGGGTTTTGTTCAGTCCCCAGCAAACTGTCAAGAGAATTTTCTTCCATATTTATTTCTTAGCTGTGTTAGCTGCAAAAATACTTGTACCGAGTTGGAACAATGAACCCATGTTCTGAGCTTCAAATCCAGCAAACTGAGCACCGAGACCAAGATCAGCAGCGTTCTGCTGGAATGCAGAAATTTGTTGACCACGTTCAATAGCTCCAAGATTGGAACCAATATTGCTTTGGAGACTTGTAGATAAACTCCCTGTCGCACCATAAGCACCAGAACTTGCTAATGTGCCTGTATTAGAAGCGCTTTGAAGAATACGAGCACGACGTACACGCTCTTCACGAATCTGTTGTCGCTGTTCTAGAGCAGCTTGTTGTGCTTGACCAGCTTCAGCGACTGAACGTGCTTTACGTTGTTCATTAGCTGCTTCTTGCATCAAGCCTTGTTGTTCTTTACGTGCTGCTTCACTTTCACTGTAAGCTGTAGCTGAAGCAGCAGCGGCGGCTGTTTGACCAGCTGTAAGACCACCTACACCGCCAGTAGCGTATGCAATGGCAGCCACTGTAAGAACTTTTAATGTACTACTTCCCATTGTATAACCTCATGTAATACGTCATCAATATAACCTTTGTGGATAACAGTTCCACCGAATAATTTTGCAAATTTAGGATTAGGAGAAACAGTCATAAATTTCTTTACGTTATGCTTCTCCATCTCTAAAGTGAAACTGGCAAACACATTGTACATACGTTTTAGAACAGAAGGCTTCCAATTTAAAACATTGCAATGAAGGAATACACCTTCATCATTAAGCTCAAAATCAAAAACAAAGTCTTCGTCTTTATAATACGTAACCTTAAGTGATTTTGTTTCCATTGAGAGCTAAGCTCCATCCAATAATACGACAGTCTTTACCTGCCTCTGTTTCAAAGTACAGCGAGAATGCTTTACCACGTCCGCGAAGTTTGTTACGAGAGGTAACAACTTGGAAACCTGTATCGAATGTATCCTCAGGACTCGTCGGTACATATTCTTTACGATAACGATAAGCCTGCATCAATGGACTCCACTTGTTAGAGTTGTATCCATTAGCCCAGTCCCACATAGTACGGATATAACAGCTTGATGCACCTTCAGGATTCAATTCACTATCTACACCATTCTCAGTTCGTAAGAAGTGGAGAGTGAGATAGGGAACTTGTTTATGAATCGAAGAGTCATCAGCAGTGTATGCACCTGTTTGTAAGAATGCTTTAGCGTCTACACCAATACCGTCTACATCTTCCCAGTCTAAGAAGAATGGGTTGTTATAGTAACCGAATGTGAAGTAGTTAACACCACCTGACTTAATCAGACACAAATAACGACTAGCTTGTAAGCCAGCAGAACGACCTGTATTAGGAACTAACACTTGATCTGTATCAGCAAACACTTGGTCATTACCAACCTGTACAATCGTATTACCTTCACCAGATTGGAATGGTGTTGACTTGAACACACTGAACACTTCAGCAGTGTTGTTAGCCAGGTTATAAATACGATTTACGTAGAACGCATTAATTGATAAGTCAAGAATAAGTTCACGTGTAACTGAGTCAGAAGCAAAGGGTGTACCTTCTTTAAACAACCAACGAATACGTTTACCAACTGCGTCATAAGCTCCAATAGCTGATTGACGAGATGTAGTTGGAATATCTTCGTAGAATGTCTGAATAGTTTGCTGTGTAATGTTTGTAGCACCGTATGCACCAAACTGATCTTTAGCAGCAGCATAGATACCGTCAATAGACCAATAGAACACACGACCAGAATCTGATACAACACTTCGTGCACTCAACGCACCGAAGTCAGAGATCTTTTCTACTTTGAAGTTAGTAGCAGAGAAACCGTAGTCACTACCACCAGACAAAGCCCATACACCGTTAGTACCAACGACCAACAATGTACCAGACACGTTAATCATCGTAACCAGTCTATCAAGACCAGAGATACGTACAAATCCACCGTCTGTATCTACAACGTCAGAACTGTCTCGTGATGTAGGATCACCATCAGAGTAACACTTAGTAATGTCTTGAAGGTTAGTAACCAGCTTAGAGAAGAACACATAGTTAGACAAGTCAGGACTACGCTTATCACCACCAGTCACTGTACCGTTAAATCCACCATAAAACACACGTCCAGCGAATTCAGTTACAGCAGTAGCACCACCAGATGTTTTATCCAAACCACTGTACACTAACGAAGTGTAATCAAGTGAAGGATACTTAGCAGCGTTAGCTACAACAGCAGCGTTACGAGATGTATTACGATTTAACAAGTCAATAACAAAATAACCTTTAGCTGAATTAATATCAGCTCCAAGCTTTTCTGTATACAAGTTGGTGAACATACGCTCATAAGGTGTAACACCTGATGCTACAGGTTGATACTGTAGACCAATCCACACAGTCTCTTGACCGTTAGGATATACACCTAAGTCTGTCTTAAAGATACCAGCAGGATCATCAAGAGTACCAGCAGAGTTCTTACGAGGAATGCCCCAAGACTGGTTGTATAGATTATACCACTCAGAAGACGTTAATGTTGATGTACGTAGGCTTGGGTCTGCTTCACGATTAGAAGACTCTTCTAAGCCCCATACATCACGTGTAAGGATACGTTTAGTTTCTTTTGTGAATGTAGTACCATCGTATGACACAACAGCAACATCACCAGAACCATCAACTACAACCAATCGACCATCAATACTAGCAAACGAATAATCATTTGTACCAGAGAAGACGGAAGTTAATTTACCTTTGTAACCAATGTTGCTAGACAAAGCAGAAGCTTGCAGGTCAAAGAACCACAAGTCATTACCCATCTTAACAACAAGGAAGATCAAGGAAGCATCACCACGCACGTTACGCCATTCAAACGTAACAGGGGGCATATCTTCTAATTGATCGTCAGTAAGACCAGAGTTACGTAATACGTATTCTGTTTCGTAGCCTAAGCCTAATCGACGATCACGTGTACCATTACGATTAAGCTGGAAGTTCTCTTCCGAAGAGGAGGCTTCAGGAGGGAAGTTTACTGGGCTAGCCTCAGTAATCAACCCTTTAATAAAATTCTTAAATTCAAGCTTTATCGACTGCTTTGGCATTGTTCACTTCCTTTACGGGTTTACTATCCAAATATTTGTCAATGGCTTGTTTTGCATATACAGCAGTTGTATACAAACTGGTAAGTACATCAGGTACTTTACCGCCTTTACCATCAGTCACCACAGTCATTAGTGTGGGGCATTCTTTGGAAGGTTTAATTTGATAACCTTTATGAATAATCATTTCTTACGTCCGTAATTAGGATACTGAACACCACCAGCAGCTCGCCATGCTTTACGAGACAACCAACGCTGTTGACGTTGTGCTGTTTGTTCAGCCTTTTGGTTAGCCACTTGTTTAAGTGTCAGGAATGCTGTACTCTTAGCTTCTGATAACAGAGCAGAGAAAGCATCAATTGGGAGATCAGGAATAGCTTCTTCTGTACGAACCCACTCTGGCACTAAGTATGCGAGACATTGAGTTTTAGATTGTTGAAGCGTTGTTTCCTTACTGACTTCATACGAATCTGTTACAAGATACGTATCGTCAAAAGAAGTCCAGTATTGTGGTGGCTTATCAGTTACAATAAGTAACTTGGAACCGCCGTAATCAACCACTGTTGATACATTGTCCAACGTAGCGTTTCGGCTAGAAATGTAACGAAGGAAAGAATCTGGTTCTTTGTAGACAACATCTTGCAGTAAAGGTTCTGAAGTAGTTCCATTGTCGTATTTAAATGAAATAAGCTCTTTTAAATTATCTGGGAGCTTTAGGTAATTAGGTTTAGCAGGAGAACCAGATGATTCTAACTGGGTTAGCTTACGCATGAAAGGCCAGTTACGATTACCGAGCATTTCATAATAACAGGTCTTGATGATCTGAGCTACTTGCTGTGCTTCAATTGTGTCATCCAAACCGTTCACTTCATCGGCATCAAGATCATTCAGAATGTCTTGTACCATTTCAAGTAGCGTCATTTTCATATTACAGAGCCTTAATCATTTTAGCAGTTAACATCATGTTGTTGATGGTAACGTTACCTGTTGCATCAGAAGCAATATAAAGCTGAACGTAATCACCAGCAGAGACTGAAATCAAGTCGTTAGCAGCAAACAATCCATCGTCACCGTTTGAATTAGATTTTGTAACAACCTTCATGTCAGAGAATGTAGTGCCGTTAAGACGGAACTTCAAACCAACACGTGCTGTGTTACTTGGGAAGCTAGTTAAGCAAGCCCAGAAGTTTAAATCATAAACACCTGCATGATCAAAGGTGAGCTTATTAACGCTGAATGTTACACCATCTTCTAAACCGTTAGCGAATGGAGCACCTGAGCCTGTAAGCAATGTATACTGACTAGATGTATTCAATGTAGTGTCAGCAACAGCAGTCAAAGCGAATGGTGTATTGTTATTCGTAATGTGCATTTTACCAAACGCATAATCACGATACAAATCAAAACCATTAGAACCGTCTGTAACAACCTTCAATCGTGCTACACCACCGTCACCACTCAAACCATTGAGAGTTTCAACGCCTGTCTTCTTCCAAGTACCTGAACCAGAGCCATTGGCAAAATATGCAGTATTAGCTGTAGCTGTTGCTACGCCTTTAGATTCGTGCAATTCCGCATCGGGAATATTCTTATGTTGAATAGCTATTTTGGGTTCCTCTCTTTCTTAGAGTAGAAACAAAAAAAGGAGCACTAGGCTCCTTTAATTGTTGGTTATTAGGCTTTGGCCTTGTTGAAGAATTCCAACACCAAAACAGCTTTACCAGCACTTGTAGACGTAGGAGAAGTACCGCCCATGTCAATTGCAATTTTAGCAGCAGCAGTTGTACCAGTAGAAGAGTTAGTTGCCCAAGTACCAGCACCAGTAGATGCGGGAACTTTAGAACCGACGTTTTCCAATTCGGCTTCAGTCAATACGATACCGTTAGTACCAACAGAGCCGTTCAGACCAACACGCACGGTTGGAGAAGTACCACCCAGCACGAAAGCTTCGTCAACGCGCAGATCAGCACGCTTCAGCAAAGCACCCTTTGGCAGCACAACAGGAGGAACGAAACCATCGTTCAACATCTGACCTGTCAGGTTCACGCTCAAACGAATGAGGCTACCGTCTTGGTCTTCGATACCCACAGCGTTACCAGTGGTACGAGCGCCGTAGTTTTGGTACACGCCGATACCAGCTTGATTCTTAAATGTCATTTTATTACCTTGTATGTAGAAGAACCCCTCAGCTTGTGAGGGGCCGTGTTAATTAGGAGTTAACAGCAGAAGTGATCACAACACCCAAGGTGTCAACGCGCTGAGTACCAAAGCCCCAACGTGCAGAAGTAACGAATTCGTCACGACGCAGATCTTTGTTACGCTCGCCTTCAACCTTAGGCATACGACGCCATGCAGCCATCACAGGCTTGGTGTTGTCGTCTGCAACGCACATGAACACGTTAGCAACACCGCTAGACACAGTAGTAGTGCCGTCACCGAAAGAGCCAGTGGCCAAACGGTTAGAGGTGATGATGTTCCAGCCATACAAGTTCATCAAGAAGGTGTGCTCACGATCGAAGCCATTCTCCAAGATACGCTGACCAAATGGAGTAACGTCACGAGCCAAGCTCACGGTCTTGTCCAAAGTTGCAGCCACAACGGGATCAACGATGGCAACACGACCAGCCATAGGCACGTTAGCTTTATCGAAAGCCAGCTTCATAGAGATGAAGTGGTTCAACGAAATAACGTTGTTAGTTTCTGCCGAAGCAATACGATGTGCAAAGCCGTTCACAGCGTTAGCAGCACCGTTAGTTTGAGAGCTGTTACACTTAGCCAAGAAGCGAGTCTCGAAGATCTCTTGGATAGCGCGAGTAGATTCGCTAGAGCGAGCACTCATCAAAGCTTCCACTTGAGCACCGTCTTCACGCAGCTCATCAGTCACATACCAAGCATCGCCAACGTAGTCAGTGATGGTCAGAGTAACTTCACCAGATTCGATTGGTGTGTAGTCGAAAGGAACTTCTTCAGCGCCGTCCTGGATGGTCACAGTACCCACAGTTTTGATGTGGAGAGTAGTACCAGAACCGAAGTCAGAGACGTTACGGTAGAAAGTACCTGGGAGCAAGCCATCTTGCAAGTTACGCAGAATAAAGGCCGAATATTGTTCTGCTTCGATAAAAGCAGTGCTATTAGCACGATTTTGAGACATTTAGTGTCCTTATTTAAAATATTTGAAATAAACTTTAGGATCAGTCAAGTCATGGACAGATTTGCCCTGACTGTGCAACTCTTCAACCATTCGTTTAGCATTAGCGCTTTCAGCATTCAAATCTGCTGTAGTAGCACCCACCAACGTAGGTTTAGAATTACGACTGATCAATGAGTCTGGTGTCGGTTGAAACGCGGAGGTATTAATCGAACCAGCATTGTTTGGTTGAGGAGTAGGTGTAGAACCTTCCACACCAAGCAACTTCAACGCAGCCGTAGGAGTACGTGCAGCGAGGGAGTTGATCTCTTCCATTGACATACCCAATTCCTGAGCTTTGCCGTAGAATACTTCTTCTGCTTTGTCACCAAATGCCTGTTTAACAGTGTTAACAACTTTAGAAAGATTATTCTTTGCAACTTCAGCTTGTTGAGCTTGAGTCAATGTTTTAGAAACTAGGGCAGCTACTTGCTCTTCAGACATACCTTGTGGAGTTGGTGTACTCGGAGGTGTTTGTGACTGTTGAGTGAGAGCTTTGAGAGTATTTTCCAGTTCAGTGATCTTATCTGCGGCTGCTTTCGCTGCAATCAACTCTTGTTCCTGCTGTCGTAGCTTATCGCTTAGCTGAGGAATATAATCTTGCGAATGCTTTAACGCGTTCAAAGCGTCTTCAACTGTTTTATACTTTTGCTCTCCACGCTCGTTCTTAATACCAGTAAGCAGGTGGGCTAGTTGGTCATTAGACGAAGGTGTTGGTGGATTGCTGTTACCACCATTGTTTTGATCCTGTGGTGCAGGAGGATTTTGATTATTGAAAATCGAAGTCGGGTCTGACATTGATTAAATTCTTATACGTATAAAAAATTGGCTGGCAAACGTGGGCTCGAACCACGGACAGGCTGATTAACAGTCAGCTGCTCTACCATCTGAGCTATATGCCAGTACATAGTATATTAATATATACTCATTATATTCTTAATCGTTCGTTACACTCACTGATTAAGTATTTCTAATATATACTAATAAAATACAAAGTATATTACTTCGTTTTAGTTATTTTTTCGACTGATTCAGATGAAAGTAGTGAAATTACTTCGTAAATAGCACGTTCGTAACCGATATAATCGGCTTGAACGTATGCCCACGAAGGAGAATCATACGAATTCTTTTGACGTACTTCTCTTCGTAATGCGTCGATTTTATCATCTAGAATTGCCGTAAGGCGTTCCCTAAGATAAGCCGCAGCTTTAAAATCTTGTTCGATTTCTGCGGCTTGATCTTTAGAAAGTCCTTTAGTTAGGACAGTTTTCATTCTGTTACAGGCATAGTTTGTTCAACCATCAAATCTTCTGTAGCTTGTCCAGCAAGACGTTGAGTTTCTTGTTGTTCAAACACTGCTACGTTAGGACGAATCAATTCGTAACGAGAGAAGTTCAACAAGTCTTCCACAGTCTTAGCCAAAGCAATAGAGCTAACGTGAGGAGAGATTTGATTCCAAATAGGCGTATTAGCCAATCCAGTAAGGTTTTGTACCATTTGAGCTTGAGCAGCAAAGTGACGAGCACCAATAGGACGTAAGATACCAGCGGCTGTAATATCGTCTCTAGTGATCTCCATGAATGATTTAACACCTAAGTCGTCATCAATAACACGGATAACATCAGTACGGTCAAGGTTACGTTTACCAACTTCCAACATAGCGTTAAGAATTGGTTCTACGAGTTCAATTTCGAATGTAGTGATTTTCTCTTGGAAGATACGACCAGCTGCGTTCTGCAATTGTTGTACTTCAAAAGCTGTCTTTTCACCAGCTGAACGAATACCCATAGCTTCACGAGGAGCACCTGCGTATTGTTCCATTCGCATTTCGATCTTGTCAATACCTTGCTCAGCTGTAATCACCCATTGGACGTTACGAGCAAGTTCTGTGACACTACCGTTTTCATCAATGTGAATCTCTTCACCTGGAGCATAATTGAACTGTTCAACTTCACCTGAAATAACCAGAGGAGGAAGCACAGCCAAGTCCATAGCGTCAGCTTTCAAGTTCTCCAGATGGTCAATACGATATTGCATACCCACCAAGTTCTCTAATGGGCCCATAGACCAGAGATTATCGGGTCGGGTACGCCAACCTACATGGTAGATCTGAGAGCGGCCATTCCAGCTCTTAATGGATTCGTTACGGATCATAAACATACGATCAATAACTGTAATCACTCGACCAGCTTGATACTCACCAGTATCCAAGTTGTGCATATCACCATGGAACTCTAAGATCTCAAAGTAACCGCTTTGCAGATAGTCACTGTAGTTTCCAAAACCATCAATGTTAAAACCATCAGCTTTGTCTAGGTCTTCCAGGCCATATGCGTTACGATGCTTGTTCATCTTATCGCGTTTAGCCAAAGCCTTTTGCAGATACATATTATCTGGACTTTCCTTAGCCATACGATGCAATTCACCAATTGGTTTCAGGTAACGGATGATTTTAAAGGAGTCTTGGAACGACTGAGCCAATGGATTAAATACAATATCCAGAGGGCTAATACGACGCAAACGAGGGCCAATGTACTGAGTGATCTTATCACCCTTGTCATTAGTGATGTAGGAAGCCTCAAAATCAACTGTAGCGAACGAATTACCGTAGTCGATATAGTCGAGTACACACTTGCTCATTTCGGTTCTAAAATGGCTTTCTCGCGTCTTGTTGCCCATATAGGCTTCAATAGCTTTAGCTTTCTTTTTAGTACCGTCTTTCTGCGAATAACCTTCCCAACGAATCCATTCATCGTTAGGGAACAATGCAGAAATATAATTGGAATGTAAGTTGTCACGAATCTGACATAGCTTTGGCAGTGTTGTACTGTTCTTCCAAGGTAGTGTCTGATTCGATGTAGTGCGTGTATCAGTAGCAAACACATAATTACGAATCTCTTTCCAGAGATCAATTTTCTCTTTACGTTGAGAATTATATGTATGCCACGTATGTGCAATGTATTTGGCTTCGTTATCTTGACCAAATTTAACTGCAATTTCTAAAGGTTTATTTGCCATTTTTATCTGTACCTAACCCCGCCGAAACGTGGATTAAACTTAACAACATTGGAATATGAATCCTCTTGCTCACGAGAGCGTTTAGGTTTCACTGCAATTTCGACTGCACAAGCTAGTGCGTCTTTAATATCGTCATGGGCAGGACGAGCAAGAATCAATTCCTCTTCCAGCATATCGGTGTAACCACCTTTAAAATGCCAAATAGACTGATTCTCATAGCGATGTTCCAAAGCTGAAGCAATACGCTCTGCTTTAGTACCTTCGTTACGTGTAGGACGATGCTCATCAATAGAGAGCGTCATTCCTTCTTCACGAAGCTTATCTTTCAAATCACGTACAATAACTGCCTGAGCGACAGTAACTTCAGCACGTAACTTACGGAATTCCCATTTAGAATGTAGAGCAGCAATCTGATTAAAATATTCAGAAATCTTGTCACTCTTAAACACAGCAATGTCAAGGACATAAATAAAGTTATCTTCATCTACACCAATAACAACAATAGCTGTATTGTCTGATTTTTTACTTAAGCTAAACGCAAAGTCAATAGCTGCGTAAACGTTAAGCTTCTTACGCTTGAAGTACCATGATCCATTTTCTTGACGAATAAACTTCTTGTCATAATATTGAAAACGGTTGCGGTCAATTCTATTAGAACCTGGATCATTAGGATCATTGTAATATTGAGCGTAAAACTGAACACGATCTGAATATTCAGCCCTGATTCTAGCTAATACCTGTGCATCGAATCCAAAGAACTTACCATCAGCTCGCATAGCCTTAGGCCAAAGGAACAATCCATCTGTTTCAACAGCATATTCTTTAATCTCCCACACTTTAGCACGATCAACAACGTTACCTTCTGTATCGTATACGTCGTATTCTTGTGACTTCCATGTGGCATAAATATCAGAAGGATGGTAACGGGTTCCACAAGCCATTGTAAAACCACCTGCATTACGAATAGACGTAAACTGCGAGCTTTTCTTCATAACTCCGTCACGACCATCCTCTGTATATGCGTTTTCAGGGACTACTAAGTCGTCGGCAATAATAATGTCTGCGTGCCAGCCAGTTGTGTTAGTGGTCAATCCAGCTGTGGACACTGTAGCATCACGAATGCCTTCTTGCTTACGTTTTAAATGGTCAATCGTAAACTTACGTTGGCTCCATTTCTCACGCTTACCCTCTTGGGGGTTGATATATTCAGGGAAGTAACGCTGAAATACGGTACTGCCTAAAATGTTTTGAATTGCGTATAGCTGTGTTTCAGCTAATTCTGCTGTAGCGGAGACATACAGGATTGTAATCTCAGGGTGTCTAGCAATAATCCATGCTGCCCAAGTAGCCACCATATGGCTCTTGAGGTGCGCACGAGGTAGCATAATCAGTTTGTTACTGGTTAGCTGCTCATTGCCTCCGTACAGCGAATACTCTTGCATCCAAGTGAATAAGTCTTTGTGAATATCACCGTAGACATAACCTGGATTTACTAATCGAGCAAAGAAGAAAAGATCATTAAGAGCGGTCTCACGAATCTGCTTGGCCTCATCAGGCATCTTTTCTAATTTAGCTTGTGCTTGTTTACGCCAGAGATCGTCATCTGTCGCCATTAATTATCCTTGTTTTTGTTGAAACATTCGTACAACATCATCACCATACTCATTCTGAATACGAGCTTGAATCTTTTTCTCATGCTCAATATCAGCGTTTGTAGGCCGTCCTGCACCTCGTTGTGCCCAACCCCTATCTGCCACCCATTTAGCGGCTTGGAAGGTGCCTGTACGAGCTTGTGCAAGCACATCTAGAATAGCTTGAGAGCGAAGCTTAACTTCAAGCTCATCACGCCACTCATCAATGTGTTTACGAATGATCTTATTCTCACACATACGTTGCCAATGTTTCCATCCTAGCAAGTGTCTTGTAGAGAATTGATATTCTGTTGGATCTTCTGTTTCTAAGTAGAGACGTTTCAAAGAAGGATAGACCGTACCATTATGTTCGTGATCTTGATCTTTCAATGTATATACGGCTTCTTCATTATAGCCTAGTTCTAGAAACAACGATTGTGTACGGAACTTACCCATGCTGTCAAGCATGGAACTTCTTTTATCATCCATTACCATTTAACCTTATCTGCCCAATAAGCTGCGCTCATCTTGCCCTTGGCAATATTCTTAGCATGGCGGGCTTTGAATGCTTCATTGCGTTTAGAACCATCAGGAGAGCCTTTAACGCCCTTTTGACCAAAACGAATAAGCTTTGTCTTGTCACCTTCTTTAGCCACAACTACGTGACTCTTCTTAGGATGACTTGGTGTAGCCTTAGGTTTATTGTAACCAGATACGCCTGCACGAGCAAGCTTTGGATCTTTTTTAGTAGCCATATTAAATCAATTCAAAATGTGGGCCATCAAAGAAGGATTTAAAATCTCCTCCCCAACGGATATTAACTTTTAATTCAGAAGCTGCTTGTTTCATTGCTTTGGCAATAACAGCATAGCTTTCTTTATCCCATGTGATCTGACCATTCTTTAACGCACCAAGATCTACAGCGTCACCAGTTAGGTGTTTACTTTTCAGTGTCTGTGTAACTTTACGAGCTAAGAGTTCTTTCTGGCGTTCAGGAGTACGAATACCCTCAAGCACTTTAAAATCAATTTGAGAAATCTCAATAGCTCGTTTCACTACATTCACCAATGGATCTTTGACACCTTTTAAATTGTCAAGAGATTTTTGTGAAAGAGAATATGTCATTTACTATTCCAGCTGTTAACAATACGTTGACCGAATAGGAAACCAAATGCAATGTTGGCAGCTTCTAGAGCCGTTGCATAAACTGGAGGAGGAAGTCCTGTAATAAATACAGAACTAATACCACAACCAATAACTGCTAACGCTCCAATATATCGAGCAGAAGCGCGTAGATCCACCACCCACTGAGATGGTGTTCCAACTGGTTGATCCAGCAGTGCAATTGCTTTAATGCGTTCAATATCGCTTGCATCTAGTTTTAGTTTGTCTTCAATGGTTGTAGGTTGTACACCACCAAACCATTTAGTAGTAGCTTGTTTAAGAGCCTCAGCCCCAATAGGGACTAAAGCTCCAATGATTGATTCGATAATCATCTGTGATTCCACCACAGCACTGCTGCTGTGAAGATAGAGCCAAGATAAAGAATTGGTTTAACTACTTTAGCAAGCCACTCAAGGGCTGTAAAAGCCCCTTGAGCAGCATGGAAAGCAACTAGCATTTCTTTCATTTCTTCACGAATATGAAGAACTTCTTGCTCTACAATGATCAATCGTTCATATATTTCAATGTGTGAAATATCCTTTTGAACATGATCAGACATTATTCACCTCATCCGCTGGCTCAGGCGTGTTGCCTTCGTCAACCCATTTCAAATAGGCTTGGTAGTCTGTGTTGGCGGGGTCGAAGAAGAAGCTGATTTGAGGCTCAACACCAACAGTCATTGCCGCATCTTTACCATCCATTGTTTTGTAAAGTTTGTACATCATAGTTCACACCCCGTAAATTGAAGTTGTGCTGGTAAAGAGGCAGACAATAGTGTTCCAAAACCAGTACCCATTCCTGTACCTGCAAGATTCAGTGTTGCAATTCTTAGGCTTGACCCACTAAGCGTTGGTGTAACAGTCCAAGTGTTGTTGCCCGGAATTGTGGCTCGAAAAGTTCCAGTGACCGACAGGCCACTTGGGGGAACCCTAGGCTCCACATCAAAAGTAAACTGCGCAACACCGTTGGTGGAAGAGAAAAGAGAATGTGTGCCAACTGGGTCGTTGTTAGCAGTTGATGAGTTGTAAATAGGAAGATAGCGTTTGCACAAAGTCAACTCAGTACCATACGGGCGGTAGTCAAACGATGTGGCTGTGCTGCCTTTTTCTAGTTGAACACCTGTGATGTAGAAGGTGGCTCCGTTTGTGGCAACCACGTTTACTGCGCTAGAGTTTCCGTTA